TTCTTGAACGTCTTGTGGTAGTACAATTGGTGCTTGAACACTTTTCTCTGCTGCTTCCATTGCCAATAAGGCGAAACGGTTGCGGAGAAGTTGAATACCTAGTACGTCGTCGAATTGTCCACGCATTTCACCGTCGATAGACGGCTTACGCGCCACGACAACCATCATCTTGCCCATTGGATTCAATGCGCGAGATAAAACTAAATCTTCCCTACGGGGTACATAAATTATAGACTGGTCTTTATCGTAATAACGAATCATCTCAATCACTGCATTAAGGTCTTGCTTATAACCGTCCGAGCCAAGAAGTTCTCTGTCATACTCTGGGAACTGAGATACCAGTTCACCAAGTGTCATAGAGTATCGTTTGGCAAATGCCACACAACGTCCGTAGCGGTCAAATTCTGGGTAAGCCCCAATTGGATTTTCTACGCGGATACGCGGCAACTTGCTTTCTTCGTCCAATTCAATCATGAACGGAACGAAACCATAGGTTAAGTACCAGTCTGCACCAGAGTACATCTGTACTGATAGGTCAGAGTGAGAAAAATAATTGGCAGCAATACGGGTACGCTTGTCAGCAAAGTTACGTGCCTTGTCACTAACGGAGTTAGCAGCAGAGCAGTTGATTGCTGGAAGTGGAGCCATAACCTCTGAAAGGTCGCGTGCTACCACATCAATAAAGTTGGCAACTACGTTGGCATCTACGCCTTCTGGGAAGAAGTTAGGATATACCTGAGCAATCTTTCCTTTACGTACAGCGAGTACGTCAAGGTTACGCGCATCTCGTTCGTGGTTACGGTAGCGCAACGCTTCAACGCGTGCTACTACCTGTTCCATTGATAATGCCATTGGTATCCTAACCGTATGTTTGGGACCATTGGTCCGCAAATGCTTCATCTAAATTGACTGCTTGTCGCCTTGAGGCTTGAGCCTGAGTCGTCCATCTGTTCTGCATCCACTTAGATGCATTAGTTCTCTGTTGCATCATTTCGCGTATGCGAATAATAGCAAACCATAGAGCCATAACGCAGTCTGTTGGGTTCTTAGTGTCTGGCTTCCAGGTAATAAGTTCTTGCACTAGAGTCTTCAGGCCTTCAGAACCTTCATTACTTGGTAGTTCAATAATATTATTATCTTGGAATCTACCATCTCTGGTACTGCCAAAAAGCATAGACATAGACGCAACACCAAAAGACGTGTCCCATTTATTCTTGCCAGTAAAGTGTGAGTTGAGTTGGCATCCGTAGGATGCTAGATATGCTCGTAAGTCATCATCTAAGGCATACGCCTTCTGGTGTGCGTTAATTTCAATACGCAGTTCCTGTGGACGATACTTCTCAACCCACTCCTCAATCAAAGATTGAATCTTTGCAGGAGAGGGGTCAGTCATGTTCACACAGTCTAGGATGTAGATACGTCCGTCTGCTCGGTTGTATGTAACCGCAACTGCTGCCGTAGCACCTGCCATAGCAGGGTCTAGGCCAATAATAGTATAACCCTCAATAGTCTGAGGATGTCCAGGAGTATCAGACTTTAAAGGTCCTCGCTTGCGCATTCCGTTGACGGAACCTGCGATACAGGTGGGTGAGAAGATTGAGTCTTCTCGGACGTCTTCTTGCTGGTAGACCATAGCCCATACAGATGGAGCGACCTCAGAGCGACGCTTAAAGAGCGAGGGTCCATCCCATTTGGGGTATAATCCATTTTCAAGTACATCGTCCAAATCATTCTCTTGCTGGTCTGTTTCAGGCCAGAGGGTCTTCCAATTTGTAGGCTTGTCGTCAAACTCTAAAACTGCTGGCATAGCACAGTAGGTAAAGGGGGTCTTGCCACCTGTCCATTGTCCGCCATCACGAATCATCTTGTAGAGGTCTACAGAGGATACGCGGGTGCCTACAATAATAAGTTTACCATGTCTACCTAGACGAGTGATAACTTCCTTCTGCAGCCATTCAATCTGTTTTTCCCACTCATGGGCGTTGGAAGTCATTACCACGTCATCGAGAATAATTAGGTCAGCACGTGCTCCATATATCTGGGACCCAAAGCCTAGGGCTTGTACGGTTGGGTCCTTCTCGCCAGAGTCTCGACCTGTACCTAGATAAATCATGTCGGCGGACCATTGTGTTGCGTCCGCCTTATATCCACCGTTAGGGCCAAAGGCCGTTTGTAGTTTCATGTAGCCAGGGTGGGAAAGGCGCGTCTTAATAGCGCCTAGGAACTTGCGAGCCATACCCTGTGTTTTAGAGACGATAATCACTCGGGTGTTAGGGTTGGTCACAATCTGATGAGTTACGTAGTTAGTCGTAATCGTTGTCGACTTGGCGTGCTCAGGTGGCACGTTAATCAAGACACGGTTAGGGTCTCCTGGCTCATATGTCATACCCGCAGGTAGCCATCGTGGCTCTTTACCCTCAATAAGGTCAATCCAGTTTAACTGGTGGTTAAATAGTTTAGAGCCTAGAAACTGCTCTGAGAACTCAGCAAAGGGCATATCCTTGAGTTCTGCTAAATCCTGCTTTATGCCCTTGCCCGCAAGGCGTGCTTTGTCCGCTTTGTCCTTAAAGTCCGCATCTACCATAGACCACTGACGAAATGCAGTATCTTGACGGTCAACGGCTGCCATAGCAGCGGTGATAGTAGCGCCCTGCTCTAGAAGTGCCAGTACCTTAGCCTGGGCATCTTCCTTGGTATAGGTCTGTTTTCCTGCTTTGCGTCCCATGTTATATCCTGTCCTGTAACGCCTATTTAACGCATCCTGTAAACGGACATAAGGGGGGCATTTTGATAAAAAAAAATTTAAAATTANATATATAGGAGTCGCGGAGTCTTAAACGGAGCGACTCCGTATATATTATATATATACTATAGAAGACCCGTTCAAACGGGTCTTTTCCGACTGGGTTGGGAAAGTATTTTCCCAGACCCTTATATACTAAGCCTAGAGTGTGACGTAGGTCACACCATCCGAGGAGTACTTTAGGTACTCTGAGGGGGCTATTAAATATAACAGAAAATAATTATGGGAGTATATATATACATACAGACGCGTTTTTTAACAATCACGGGTCATAAATGGCGCATAATGCGCCTAGTGTGTGCATTATTTATAGTGCGCAGTAATTGTGAATGAGCAACTATCTGCACCACAATAAATAAATGAATTACCCCCCAATAAATAAATAATAAATACATGAATGAATTGTTAATAAATTGCCATAAAACCCCTATAAAAGAAGCTGCGTGTTGGTTGAAGTTTCAACTACTTTGCAAAAGAAGCTGCGCAAACTCCAGCCCTGCCCCGTATCCCTAGAATTAGGCGTAAATCTAGGCGTGAGAGGGCGCGCTCATTGAATGAGACATGGGGCGCGGTCGGCTGGCCGACCGATACACGCTCAAAAAAAGATTGCGACATGGCATGAATAAATCGTATTTATGCCTTACACTTGAGACATGGCAAACCGCCATCCCAAATGAAAGGTACGACAATGACAAAAGCAAAAGCACCAAAGGCAAAAGTGAATACAACTATCCCAGCGGTAAACACTGCATGGCGTGTATTCTGCAAGGCAACTACCAACAATGAGAAGGCAAACCGCACCGCGGTGCTAACTCTTGCTGATGTAATCGAAAGCCAAACCGCGAGCATCAACAGCATCAAAGCCAGCATCACCGACACAGCAACGGTTTCACCATTGCTAACTGCAACGCAGGTTCGCACCCTGCCAACCTTCAAGGCACTAGAAAAGAAGCACCCAGAGTTCCGCGCTCTACCATTAAAGAAGGCTCTCACCTTCGCTGCGAAGGCTTATGACCTTTTGGGCAAGGGTGAAGCAGAAAAGCACTCATTCTCAGATGCGGTTAAATTGGTTGATGATGCACAAGCGGAAAAAACCCGTAAAGCAAAAGCACCAAAAGCACCAAAGGCAGCAAAGAAGGATGCGAGCCTGTTTCAATCACTAGAAGCGGTTTATGCGCTTGTGAGTGAGATTGACCCTAGCGCGATTGGGGATAAGGAGATAGACCTACTGAACGACATCCTCGGAACTATCGAAAGCAAGATGCGCGAGGATGTAGAAGCAGCATAGTCGGCTAGCCGACCAAAGCCCTCGCCCCGAAAGGGGCGGGGGTTTTTTGCTGCCTGTTTTTTTTTGCCCCAAAACTGCCAGCCAACACAAACTTTCTTTGGCGCCGACCTTTGGCACAGACCAACCTAAAAAATTTTCAACACAAACCCGCCACCGAATGATGAGTGCCACCGATTGACGAATGACACCGACCTGCGACACCGTAGTCGGCCAGCCGACCAGCATCCGATGAATAACATGGGTTGCATGAATAATGTTTAGGACCTATACTAGAGTTATTGGCAGGGGCTATGCCCTCTGTCAATGAGAACCCAAACGGTCGGCCAGCCGACCACTAACGAAAGGAACGGCAATGAATGTACAAGAGTTCGTAGAGAGTATGGAAGTGAAGGTGAACATCATGAACGAGCAGAAGCGTGAGCGCGAACTGTATGAGCGTGGAGTTAAGGCTATGGCCGAGGCTTCCAACAAGGAGTCAATGTGAGCGAGTTAGAGATTTTAGAAGCGGAGTATCTAAGATTGCTAAATGACCCACTCTTTGACTCTCCCGAGCAATACACAGTTATCCTTGATTTGGTAATGGATAGAATTGAGGACATAAGGGAACTACATGCAAATTTTTAGCGCTTGAACTAATAATGTTTAGGTGCTAGAATAAAGCCTTAAGCGGATAGCCTACCCTGATTTGGGCGGGATGTAGGCTGGTGGCTCACGATAGGTAGTTACGCAGGTGCGAGTCCTGCGGTGAGCGCGTTGATAGCAAATCGCTATTAACTGGTCGGCTAGCCGACCATGTACTGAAAGGTTATCAAATGGAACTGTTCAACTTAGAAGTAAGCGAGTGGAGTATCAACCTCACTACTTACTTTGGTGATGTATTCCTACCTCACCGCACATGGCTTATTGTTCTTGGCATTGTGGCTATCCTGCGCATTGCTAAACTCATCCGCAAGGCATCACGCTGATGTATCCAACGGCCGATGAAATCATCGAGAGCGGATTTTCCGACACAAATTTATGGGAGTCCCGTCTCGACTACCAACTTGTCCAAGAAATTCTTGGGCATGGGTTGTCGAAAGACGAATGGGCAGAACTCATCTCGCAGTTAGATGATGCCGTATTTGAGACAGTTATGGCTTATCAGAGATGATTACTGTGACCTTTTCTGATGCTGAGGTGAACCTTGTGCGACAAGCGCTGAGGGCTGAGCATGAACGCATGGTAAAACAGGGCTATGCGGGATTGGCTACGGTGTTAGATAGTGCTAGGCAAACCCTGTCAGATGCCATAATTGACAGCAAAATAGTTAGCGTGTAAGATGTACTTATTGCAGAGCGCAATGAGCAACAATGGTCGGCTAGCCGACAAGAGAGGTAAGTAAATGACAGATGAAGTCGTGGACTTAGATGTGGAATGTTCGGTATGTTACGAAGTCTTAACATCTGATGGCCAGATTACAACTCACTATGATGAGATTGTATGCAACGAATGTGTCACTACATGTGAAAGATGTAGCAGCATAGGTTCCGTCAATGACGGTTTCCATGAGGTTGATGGTGACCTATGGTGTGAAGGATGTACTGAAAATCGTGCGTACTTCTGCTCGAACTGTGAGGAATACAATTCCAACGGTAGTTGCTACATACATGACAGAGGCGAGAACTGGTGTGACAACTGTCTCAATCAGGCTTACTACTGTGACGAATGTGATGAATACAATGCAGACGGATGCGATAGATGTATAGACTCAGAGGATACCGATAATCATGGCAATCGTATTATCCATGACTATTCGTACCGACCTGATGCTATCTTCCATAGCACCGACAAAGAGGAGCGACTATTCTTTGGGATAGAGATAGAGGTAGAGGCTAAGGATAGCAAGTCTACATCTGCCATGCACGCCTACCAACTAGAAGGGCTAGACCTAGCCTATCTAAAGTATGACGGCTCACTCAATGACGGCTTTGAGATAGTCACGCATCCAATGTCTCATGACTTCTTTAAGAATGAGGCTACCGAACTATGGACTGTACTAGAGGACTTGCGTAGTAAGCATGGTATGAGGGTCAAGGCATGGGATACTCGTACCTGTGGCTTACACATTCACATCTCACGCACAGGCTTCAATGGTGGTTCACACATGCACAGGTTCCTCAACCTTGTGTATTCCAATCCAGACTTCTATTCAACCTTAGCAGGTCGCACATCAGACCAATGGGCTAAATTCACAGACATCTATCGCAATGATTACAAGCGTGATAGTAATGGTGAGCGTGTGTGGAATGAAGACACAGGATACCATGTCACTACTAAGCGTACCTTCATGCACAAGTTAAATACAGACACTAATAGTGACCGCTATTCGGCGGTCAATACCAATAACAGAGACACACTAGAGATGCGCATCTTCCGAGGTAGCGTCAATGGTGAGACTATTAAATCCCAATTAGACTTAGCGCATGCCAGCGTTGAGTACACCCGAACCCTTACCATCCAAGATGTGCGTGAAGGTGCGCTATCTGCCGATAACCTCATGTGGTATGTATTCCAACATGAGACATTGTATCCAGAACTATCAGCCCGTATAGATAGACTAATAACTAGCGGTCGGCCAGCCGACCAGAAAGTGAGTAACTAAATGTGTCTACTCGTTGTAGCCTCGCCCAATTCCACGCCTCGTAAGAAGGACTTGGAATGTGCATCATGTAATAATCCGCATGGCTTTGGCTTTGCGGTAATCACGCCCAATGGCATTGTCACTGGTCGTGGTATGTCAAGCAAGAAAGTAATCAAGAAATTCCTAGAAGTGCGCAAGGAGTTCCCGTCTAATTATGCTATGTTCCATGCTCGCTTTGCTACGCATGGTGTCAAGAATGAGGACAACTGTCACCCATTCAAGGTGCCTAATTCGCACGATACATACCTAGCACACAATGGTATCCTTGACATCAACATCTCAGCAGGTGACCGCCGTAGTGATACGCGTATCTTTGCAGAGGATACATTACCTGCTATGGGTGGTGTCACCGCGTTAGACGACGACCATGTATGGTCTATGGTTAGCAAGTGGTCATTGGGTAGCAAGATTGCTATCTTCACCCTAGACCCTAACGCTAAGGAGACCTGCTACATCATCAACGAGAGTTCAGGCTTCTGGGATGATGAGGGAATGTGGTGGTCTAACTCTACCTACAAGCAATCTACATGGGCTACCTACTACGGCTTGCCCAGTAAGGCGTCGGCTTCGGCGCTTAATGATACTGGTTGGGAAGGTGAAGTCCTCGGTGAGTGCGCTCATTGCCTAGGCTTTGCGGAGACAGATGCTAACCCGTACTACTGCGAGATGTGCTTTACTTGCTATGACTGTGACGGTATGTACCAAGATACCTGCCTATGCTGGACACCAGAAAAAGACCGATACGCCTATAGTGCAAAGGGGAAAGTAAGTGGATACTACAATGACTCATTCGGATTCTAACGGTCGGCCAGCCGACCCCTTCAAGGGGATGTGGGTGGCTGGCTGGATTACCTCAACACAAACTGTAGACGGACTTGTCCACTACGGACCATTCGACACGCAAGACCTAGCCCTAGAGTGGGGCAAGGAACTAACCAATGTAGAGGTGTATCGAGTATTCGTACCCTCTTACAATGCAGGATAGGAGCATCATGACTATAGAACAGAAAGAAAGATTGCGGGAAGTCCTAATTGACTACCTGCAAGTGTTGACATCAACAAAAGGGTTGTACCGTTCAGAACATGAAGTGGCACACTTTGCACGAATAGCAGAAGTCCGATTACTCCTAAAGGAGGTAGTGTGAGTGCGCCTTATGGATTACCATACTGCGATGATTGCGACCAGTATGTTGAAAAATTCTGTGACGATTGCGGTCTATGCAATGACTGCGGAGATTGTGAGGTAGGGGTATGAGTTACGAGCCACGATTAGACGACGACATAGCACTAGACATAGAACTAGAAGAAGAAGACGACGGATACCAAGAGCCAGATAGGATGTGGGGAGATGATTAGTCAACTAAGAGGAAGTTGTACCGATGATGATAACCCTGATGCGTGGTTTCCCACCATAGATAGTGGTGACATAGAGACCATGAACCTCAGAGTTCTACCAACAGTTCAGTATGCAATTGGGGTATGTAGTAGATGCCCTATCAGGGATACCTGTCTAGAGGAGGGCATCAAGCCAGAAAACCTAGCATATGGTATCTGGGGTGGCTTACTTGCTGGGCAAAGAATAAAAATCGCTAAAGAAAGGGGTATAGACTATCGGGTTGACCCGTACAATACAGGACGGAAGACATCTCAAAGGTACACGAATACGATAGGTCCCAGTGGGAAGGTTACTGCTGATGAGGAGAACGCAGCAATGATGTTCCTACGACGAATGAGACCCTATTTGGAGGGAGCAGTATGATTAAAAGACTAGCACTATTGCTTGTTGTTCTTGTAGCGGTAGGACTTTTCACTCGGTCGGCCAGCCGACCAGAAAATCCAACACAAATTCGTGACTGGAAGGTAGCGGATAGCAAGGCTTACGCACATGATGTAGTACAATCGTGGGCAGACAATCAGTATAAATGTCTTGATAAGTTATGGACGCGGGAATCCAACTGGCGGTCAGAGGCTTATAACAAGGTTAAGGTAATGGGCAAGAATGCTGGAGGGATACCACAGATATTAGGGTTGGACCCTAAGACCCCAGCGCCATTACAGATAGATAGAGGAATGAAATATATTATCCACAGATATGGCACACCATGCATGGCATGGAAGTTCCACCAACAGAAGGGTTGGTACTAATGAAGACATACAAAGTTACAGCGGTAGAACGGGTACGCTCAATGGGTATTTACGAAGCAGAAAGTAAAGAAGAAGCAATAGAAATGTTTAGGCTTGACTCAATCAAAGTAGATTATAGTCAAACACCAGTTGGATTTTCACATAGTGGTTGGAACCCTAAAGCAGTAGTCTACAATGGCGACGTATGAGTACAAATGTGATGGCGATTCTAGCATCATCGCTATCACTAGAGGTATGGCAGATGATGAAATCATACCTTACTGCGATACATGTAATGAACCCATGACTAGGGTATACCATGCTGCGCCAGTCAAGTTCAACGGCTCAGGCTTCTACTCGACAGGAGGGTAAATGAATAATGAAAAGATGCAGGAACTACAAAACAAAGTTGTTGAAAGTGTCGACTCATACTTTGAAAGTTACGACTGGGACACAGCGTTCGAAAAACTTCTGGAGGATAAATGAAAGATAGTAACTGGGACCTAGACTACAGGGACGGTATGGTGGGTGAGAGTAAGGTAGCCGACCTACTCCACATGGATACCGTAGAAGTCAAGACTGACAGGAAATGGGTGCAGACTGGTAATCTGTACATTGAAACGGAATGCTACTATGTTAACGAAGATGTTTGGAAGCCATCTGGCATCAGAGTTAGTAATGCTACGCATTGGGGATTCGTACTAGAGGACTCGGTACTTATAGTTCCATTGCACAGGCTCAAGGAGATTGTATGGGAGAGTGGTAGACCTATCACCTGTAACATCCCACCCAATCCGTCAAGAGGTTATCTCATAACTCCTGGACAATTAATAGAACATATGCGTCTTGCCAGAGGTAGGGAGATTGCTGAGTTCGAAGAACATGAACGCTGGGAGATTTATGGATAAAGAGGCACTAATCGGTTTCTTGTCCTTGTTTACTCTCTTCGTTCTGATTGGGTTCATCATCCCCTACTTGTTCTGTTTCGTCTTTATCTAGGTAGGAGCGGAATCCGCCAAGCCTAGTGATGAGTTTCTTGATTGCACGATTATGTCTCATGCGTGCAGCATCATCACTAGGTAGGGCGAGTTCTATAGCAATATCACCATACGACAATGACCCTGCATACTTGTGGTAGAGAATGTGTCTATCTTCTGTATTTAATTTTAAATATGCAGCCTTAATCTCAGCCATCATAGCCATCATGTTGCCACCTTCTGCTGGCGCAGATGGTTTTCCAGGCATACCTAAGTTAAGTATCGGTGCTTCCGTTACATCTCCACGTAGGATTGCTGGAAGCAATGCTTCGATAATGTCTGCCTCATAGAAAAACAAATCAGATGTTTCATAGCCCAATGACTTGGACTTCCAGTACTGACAATAGTCTAATGCTTGATTGCGGAGCGAACGATAGAGCAGGTTCTGCGCAGACTTTTTGCTAAACGATTCCCACTCTGTCAACTTCCTAGGATGCGACACAAACCATTCATAGAGCGACTGCTTAATATCTTCTCGAGCAACCATTGTAAATTTACGATTGTACTCATCGGCTACGTGTACAACAATGTAATCCCAAGGTTCAATGCGCTTCCAATCCATTACCATTTCCAAGTTTTTCCTTCTACGGTGAATGAATTATTAACGATAGGTACAATCTGTGGTACCACGGTGGTACCGTCAACGTGAAGAATACCGAAGCCCTGTTGCCATGTGAACAGACCTGCCTTGATATACTTAGCATTACGGTAATCCATAAGGTTACCAAGTTCCATACCCCAAATAGTCTTAGGCTTACCGCCACGATAACTTTGAGTATGATGAGTCAAACCCATTCGATGAGTGTGACCACACACCACAGACATACCGCTACGCTTGGCTAGACCAAGGGCTGTGGCACCTGCTGTAGGCTGTACGTTACCTTCATCACCATGCATGAGCAACCAGCCTGGGGCTAGTTCATAAGGGTCAGTATGATATTTAATTTCTAATTCTTTTAAACCAAGAAAGTTCTCAAGTTGTAATTCTGGTAGCCCGAGTAGACCTGGGGCTCGCATTGCAACTGTGTTAAACAATCTGTCTGTGTGATTACTGCGAACCATATGTTCAACAGTTAGGTCATACAGAACTTGGCGAGTGAGGTCTCTATCCCGTCCGATAGAGCGCTCAAACTCTAGTTCAGTGCCCTTACTCCACTTACTGATAGTCTGCATATCCATTTCATCGCCACAGGATACAACGGTATCTGGTTGGTACGCCTTGATAAATCTAGCCACAGCCTTGGTGGCTTCTACATCGTGGTATGGTACCTGAAGGTCGGAGATGCAAACTATAGTTTTCATGGCTTCTTTTTAACCGCTTTCTTAATAGTTTTTTTGACAGCCTTTTTGACTGCACGACGTTTGTTTTCTTTGCCAACATTCTTTGAGTGGCTCATTGTTTGTAGGTTTTCGATGCCGTCTTTTCCTGCTCGTCCTCCGTTATCTTTATGGTCAACGTCAGTAGTGCGAGCCAAAGTCTTGCCAGTAGCCCGCTCAAAGTCAAGTCGTGCCTTGTTGGTCGAAGTAGTTTCAGTTGTGCCATCTTTCTTTTTGCGCTTAATGACATAGATTGGTCTCCCACCGTTTGCTTTGCTTCCCTTGTATGGTCCAAAGATTTTCATAGTTGCTTCTCCATTTGGTTTAGAATTTCAGCGTCAAGTCGTGCGCCGATTTCTTCGTATGTAAAAAGATTTTCTTCTTCATCCAGAATCCAAGATGTGTATCCATCAAGAGACACGTGTATGTTGTAGAACACTCTTGCAAGCCAGATAAATGGAAGTGATAAATAGTATCTGATGTATCTCATTCGTTATCCCATTGCCCTCTCAGTACTAGCAATCCAATGATTGCATAGTTTGCCATATCTTTAAATGAGTCCTCGAGTGACTCATGTTGTGGGTTAGCCTTGGTATCAACTAGGTTGTTGATGCGTGCTAACTTGTCATGCATTCGTACTCGTAGTCCATTGATAGCACCGCCAGGGGCTAATGATATATTCTTGGGACCATAGTCTTGATGCTTACTGATGAGGAGTTGAGACAACTCATAGACTGTATTACTTAAATGAGTTTCTAAGTGTAACTCTTTTACTACTGCTTTATTCACTTATCCTCCTCTAGTAGTTCTTTTAATTCATTATCTATATCTACCATGTGTTGCTTGATGATTGCTTCTTCTACTAAATCTTTCATCTGGGCAACATCTGTCTGTGCTGCATACAACGTAGCATATGTCATCTCAGTAATATCTCTAACAAGTGCTGCATCTTCTGCGTTCCTGTACAGTTCCTCTAGTAAGGAGCCGAGCAGTAGCGAGTAACCATTGGGCAGTTTAAGTATGGGGTCAAAGACTTCTTCTTCTTCATCCATAAGATGATTGACTGCATCAAAGATGTTATCGAATTCTGTGCCACATATCTTACACTGCGGAATTTCAATCAACGTTTAACCCCATCTTTTCTCTAATGAATTGTGCTCCGTGTCGGATGTAAGCACTGTTAACATCTTCCCCGTCACCGAAGGTGACTGTTGTAACTGGGAGTTCTCTGGAGAGAGATGCCGCAAACTCACGCCCTGGGGCATCACCGTCGGCGAATACAAAGACTCTCTCAAAATCTGCAAGCAATCTTGTATAGTGCTTCTTCCAACTGTTGGCTCCTGGGACTCCGACACAGGGAATGCCGACAAGTTTAGACATTGTAAGTGTGTCAAGTTCCCCCTCGCATACACCAATCCAATCTCCTGCAATTTCAATATCAAGTACGTTATACATGCGAGTATCAACACCAACCATACCCATATACTTCGGCTCAACGGCAGGATTAAGAGAGCGAAAGCGCAGGTCAACAACGCCAGTCTTTGTAATGTACGGTATGCTAAGGCGACCCGTGTACTGTTCATGTCCAGGTTCAGGCTCCTCTACTACGCCTAATCGCGCCAGACGCGCTACTTCCCTTGTTATTCCCCTGCTTGCTAGGTAATCTTCCGCCTGAGAGATGCTTCCCGCGTACTTGCTCGTTGCTCTCCCCAGTAATTCCTTCTGCGATAGACTTTGCTTCACGTATATCACACCTCTCTTGCTTAGCAATTATCTGAATACTATTGCCTTGCATACCACACGCGAAGCAATTGAATATGTTCTGTCGTGTATTAAAACTTGCACTTGCATGACTATCATTATGGAACGGACATTTAATATTTACTTGACCAGATGCACGGTTGATGTTGGCACCGTAGTGCTTCAACACCGCCACTATGTCTGGTAAATCATCTACCAAATACATCGCCCAACCTTAATACTAGATACGAATCTGCTATCGATTTACCTCGTGCTTTGATGAGGACGACGGGTAGAACTTGGGAATGTTCGATTCCCCTCGCGTCCGCGTAATGTTTTGATTCGAGTTGGGCTTCTTTGGTCCATCCACTGAGGTCAATGGCGTTGCCCGCTCCTGGCGCTTTACATTCGATAACGCCAATGCTACCAAGGAAGTCTGAGCGGACAACAACGTCTCCCTCATCTTTTGCACCTGTTCGAGCAAGTCGCTCAGAATCGTATCCATTTGCTCGAAACCAGTCTCTAATGTCCGTTTCATATGTTGCTCCTCTAGCCTTATGGCTTTTCCTAGTTGTCATGCGTTTTCTGGAATATCATCAATGTACATGTACTCTGGATTAAATGCTAACCAAGTCATGAGCGTGCCGTTCGCATCTGCTCTTCCGTAGCGATTCTTGACTGATGCCACGCCCAACGATGTGCCAACGGTGCCAAGCGTGCATATAAGCGCAGGTAGTTGGGATACCTTTCCTTGGATGGCACTTCTTGGTTGACAAGGATTTCCAGGAACTGCTTCCGAAGTGTGATGTAGTACCACAACCGCAGCGTTAGTGTCTCTCGCAAGGAACTTCAACTCCTTCATAATCGCACGCATAGAAGCGAATTCTTCGCCTCCGTCTGTTGCAACATCCATGAGGTTGTCCAAGATGATAAGGTGAGGACTGCATCCCCATAGTTCCTCAAAGGCTTGGACTTCCTCATCGATGTCTTCTAAGGTTGGTGATGATTCGAAGGACCAGACTATATGGTTTCCTTTTTGGAGGACTGCTTTAGTCCAACCAACATCAGTATTAAGTTTCTGCTCTACGTCTGTCTGACTCTTCCCCGATATCATAGATGCCAGACGCATCGCCATAGTGTGTGCATTAGTATCGGCAGATATGTATAGAGTTGGAACATTGGTCTTGAGTGCTAACGCTAAGGCTAGTGTAGACTTACCTGCTCCAGGTGCTCCCGCAAACATAGAAACTTCTGAACGACGAATGATAATCTTATTGGCTTCGAATGCTCTGAACGAACTAGGTAAGGGTTCCCCCCCAATAGAGGCACGTCCTACTGAGCGTACTAGTGTTCTCATTGGTACCCTTCCCTAGTTAATTCAAAATGGAAACTCTTCTGGTATTAGTTGACTGGCTTGCACTGGTCCGCGCCCTGAGGCATCGGACAGACCCACATCGCGTATGGATTTCCCGTCTTGCTCGATATTCCCGACTTGTACTTGCGAGGTCCGTGCTGGCACGTCGGTCCACCCTGTACGGGGGTTGGTGCTCCCATAACGGACGGAGCCTGCGCCTGGGGCGGTACGGATGAATGCGCTGGCGATGTGCCTTCGAGTGAAGGCGATGTCGATAAAGGGGCTACTGCACTTACCCCCGAAAGCAGGCGTTGCGTTGCAGCAATCTGTGTGGCAAAGTCGCCAACACCTTCAAGTAATACACTTAGTTCATCCGCTGATTGCGCACGAACATTGATTAGGTCGCCAGTATTTAATTTATATGATACTTGTAACTTCCAGTCTTCGGCCATTTATTTATCCTTCTTAATAGAGAATTGACAGTACTCGGTTAAACCGCACATGTACTGACAACTGTTTGTGTTGGGCAAGAATATCGCAGCCTTACGGGCAGCGTCGAATTGCGTGATTAGGTATTCCATCTTCTCGTACGTGTACTCAGAGAGGTCCGCCATCTCGGATATGTTATTACCGCGAGACATGTAGTAGGTACCCCACTTGACCTCCATACCAAAGGTCTGCTCTAGACCTAGTTTGTAGAAGCCAAGTTGTAGACTGCTGGTTGGTGTGTTCTGTGATGTCTTTAAGTCGACAATGACCAGTTCTCCATTGACCTCAAACACGCGGTCAATAATCATCTTAACTGGTACGTCATTGACGACAGGTGTTAGGGCAAGTTCGATGCCTGGGTTGCCATCTGGTGCTGTCCAGATTTTCCAATCAGGGTTAGTCTTGCGCCATGCAATGTAGCCTTCGACCCAACGTGGTCCTGCTGCTTGCCAGAAGGTCTGGTCTTCCTTGTTAGGGTTAGCCTTAGTGGCACGACCTCCAACGCGAGCATTGGTAAGGTCGGTATCTCCTTTGGACTCAAGCCATGCTTGGTCCCATAGTTGCTGGCTACTCACATATTCTCCTTGTCGTAGTTCTCACACGCTAGGTGGAATGCTGAGCCTCCAACGGACCAGACAGATGGGGCTTCTTCCTTGTTGAGGAGTCTGCCGAGGTAGTACTGGTACCCACAGGTTAGGTAGGTTGTAAACGCAGAGTAGGACATATGCTCTGGTAAGGTATATTCTTCTAGTTTGATTGACATAGGTAGAACTATACACCTAGGTGACGGTAACGTCGCCTTCCCACGGTTGGTTATGGTGTGTGTATAATTTATATATAAAGAAAATATATAAAGGCCTTCGGCCTTATATATAGTATATTAACTATAACAATATCTAAGGAGTACTATGTCAAATTTTCTACAAGTAGCGTTGGCTTCACTTACTGGTATCACCGTGTTCTATGTACTCGAGGCAGCCTATTACGATATCAAGGCTCGCATTCGAGGCAGAGAGTACACCCTATGGCTTGAAGAACTAGAAGAAGAGAAAGAGCGTTAACTCCTAGAAACGACAAAAGACCCCCTCGCCCTAGTATAATCACTAAGGTAAGGGGGTTTCTTGTCTTAAAAGGGCCTTGGGAGGCTTTAAATGGCTACTCTGAGCCTTTTCCGTACGCTGCTTCTGTAGGGTCTAACGCCTTTAGAATAGGTGCAGCGACTGATGCAATGCCTGCCATGAGCAGGTTTTTAGGGTTCGATTCACCAGCAAGGTATAGAGCAAGCACTGCAGCAATTGCAGCACGAAGGTACGTACCAGCGATTGCGACTAGTTTTTCTGTATTCATAAGTCCTCCTTAGGACTGTTGAGGTTTAGACGTATGGACTTTGCAACAAGTGCAAGGTTCAGTCTTATACGTCTTCTTACTAGGAGATGGTGTTAGAGCAGCCTTTAGTTGATTAACAACCTTAGGCTGATTCATCCACCAAAACCAAGGATTAGTATTGGTAGCCACAGAGGGCTTAATAGAAATATGTAGATGCTTGTTATGAGGATTAACCCCAGTGTACCGTCTGTCTCCCAGGTCTTTCTTTTCTTCAGACCAGATAGTACCCTTAAAAATAAGATAGGCAACACGCTTATCCTCCTTGAGTTTTTCAAATATTACAGCACAGTCTACACCGTTGGCTGGGTCATGAGTAAGGTCAACTGCTAAACCAAGGTTATGGTCTGAGTCAGGATTCTGTTTTTGGTGGGCAGCAGAAGGGAGTAATCCATCGCTTACCTTCTTGCGCTTTGGAAA